ACTCCATCATGTCTGCATCATTGTTGAGGTTGTAGATTCCAGGTGCGACTGAATCCGCCACAGTTTGAAGTACCTGGATAAGTTCGGGTGTCATATCGGATGACGCCACATCGAGAAACCCAGCTTCAACCAGCTTGGTTGTAGCCATTTGAATAATGTCTGGTGAGATCATGTCAAGCGGAGCGCCTGTCTCCATATACGGAGAAACAGACTGTTCACCTTCCGGGGCAATCGGTGCCTCTGCTGGCGGTGCTCCAAGTGCTGGAGAAACGTCAGTCCCTTCACCACCAAGCAGGGAAGAAACCTCACTGGCCTGCTGCATTACCAACTGTTCAAGTTGATCAAGCGGCATCTCTGCCAGTTCTTGTTCCGAAGGGATAGCCATTTCAACTCCTACTTGGTTCCAGCCGGAAGGGCTGTCGCTGCTTGAGATATATCAACTTTGCCGGCCTCAGCAGCATTTTTTGCCACATCGTGGGCACCCTTCCAAGTCTTATACTTAGAATCTGACCATCCGGTAGAATCTTGCATTTCTTTTTTGTAAATGTAATCTGCCACGCCCGTTCTCCCATCAGACTTTTTGATCTGATCCATCTCATGCATCTCTTCATGGACCTTTTCCACAGACTGAAGATGTGTGGAAGAACCGTATGTGATGCGATCCAAGCCATTCTCTTGTTCAAAGAGTTGGACATCCTTGTATGAGCGGACCCGCTTCCCGTTGGCCTGGGCCTTCTTGGAGTAGAACGCATCTGTATAGGCATCAAGATCCTCAAAGACGGGACCAACATGCCTAAACGGATGGACATCATGTTTCGTGGCTTTTTCATCACAGAAGTGACAGTCAATCAACTTTGGCGGGGCATTTGTCGAAAAGAACAACTCTTCAAAGGTTTCCCCACAAGACTCACACGAGTAATCAAATATCGGCACGACTACTCCTCCGATGAACCCGTGTGCTTCTCATAGACCATCATCAGATCATTGTAATACGACCCTGCGGCGGTTTCTGGATCCCGCTCAGTCCAAGAATCGAGGAGAGACTTGACCTCCTCCATTGCAACAGAACCGTCCTCCGCGTCCCCTTCGTCCTCTGAACCATCCTTGTACTCATCATCCGGGTGGTACATTTCCTTGGAAGGGCGATCCGTATTGCTCACATATTCCGCGAACACATCGTCCTCTTCCACCTTCTTGGAAAACTCTTCTGGCTCCATCCCCTTCATTGCGTGGGACGGAACATCCAGAATCAGGATGGTAAGAGCCTCTCTGTCTCCAGAGTTGGCTTTTTTGGCAAGACTTTTCGGATCGTACATGACTGTTTCTCCTGGCGGTCAGTTGTCAACCTTCGGGGATTTCTGGCATACCAACTGGGGGCATTGAACCATTTTCCATGGGTGCTCCCATCGCGGCCATTTCTTCAAGTGCTGCCATCTCATCCACTGGTGGCTCTTCGGGAACTTCTTCTGCCTTCACGATAGATGGCCTGAACCCAAAGGCATCGACAATCTCTCGCGCAAGCTCTCTCTGATCGATTGAATCGGCAAGCGGGCTGGCGGCAGAGAGGTATTGGACGAGTTCGATCAGGTGTGCTCGTCGGGTGATCTTGTCTTCCATCAACGGGCTGAACGGAAGCAGCCTGAAGTTTGGAGCCCCGTGCAATACATCCCGCTCAAACGTAGGCGCATCCACATCGGTTTGAACAAGGCGCGAAAGCCTGTCGATATTGACACCAGAGATGTCCTTGTTCACCAGCGCCCATTTGAAGGCATCCAATGACTTTCGGAACATGGTGGTCACAACGCGCACAACTTTTCTTGAACGGATAGCCAGCCGACCTTCAATCGCGGAGCGAATCATGTTTGCTTCTGCTGCCGTTCGGATGTTCTTTACTTGTCCTTGCTGGTAATCAGCCATTCCTGGCAACCACCGAATGGAATCAATCGACTGGTTTAGGTGCCGGTTGAAGTCAAAGGTGGTCTCCATCTCTGGGCTGACCCACACATGCTGATCAATAGTTCCGTCTGGTGGACCATGAATCAGAGTAGGCTCCCACGTCTTCGCATTCTTCCACCGCTCAAACTCATCCTCAGACCGGAACAGCTTGGAGTCGATCAACATTCGCTTTGGAAGTCGGGCAACCACCTCACGGCGAGCACTTACAAGCTCATTGATGTCTCTCTGAAGAGGCGCAATGAGTGACGTATCTGGGATTCCCCGGATTCTTCCAATACCTGGGTGGAATACAAGCACCTCGTAAGGACGCCCATATGGAATCTCGGATTCCATCATAAGCTGACCGGTATCCACATGGATGTGGTAGAGCTTCTTCTCCTTGAAGTCCCAGAACTCGACAAGAGACACATACTCCTTGAGCCCGGCATCACGAAGTTTCAGTTCAGCCTCGTCCTTCATGTGCTCATGGACAAGCGAGCGTGGGTACGAATCTCCCTTGATTCCCTTCTTCGGCGCGGTGTAGATTCCGCTATCAACCCGGTCTCTCAGATCATCAATATGGAGCGCAAAGCGTTCAAAGGCCCACATTGCATCTGAGGCGCGTTTGGCGTTGGGGTCGAAGTGGACTTCCCACGGGAGCTTGGTACGCCAGATGGGCCTGCCAAGTTCAACAGACCACATGACCTTGATTACGCTCATATCAAACAGGAGCGAATGAAGGATTAGTTCTCTAAGGGTCTCATCCAGGGAGTCTTCTTCTGCGAAGAAGTTGAGCGCAGAGGCGATCCGTCGTCCCGCGAACGTAGGGTCTTGATGGCGGTCAGGGACCTTATAAGAGCTTTCTCGCTGGTCGAGAGCCTCCACTTGCGGGAGATCCATCGCAAGCGAGGATGCGATTGTATCAATGATTGGAAAGACTTCATTCTGAATCGCAGCATAGTTTCTTGAACTCCTTGCCTCTACGCCCATTGAGTACCCGTCGCCGTTCCAGAACTCTCCTCGATAATAGGAGAGGTTCCGAATCAACTCGTCTGCACGGTACTGCTTAAAGTTTTCTTCTGTCTGGTGAACAAGGGCCACCATTTTACGAACAGATTTCTCTGCGTGTGACATTCTTTCAAGATCTGAGAAAGCGTTCATTTGTGCTGGCCCCAGGGACTATTCCACTCTGTTCTGGTTGATCGGTCAATCTTGTTCATCAATCGACGCCAGTTTCGTTGGGTTTGTTCCTTCTCTGATAGCTTTCGACGCTCCCACTTGCCACCCACCTCGATTCTCCATGCCCAGGCGGCTCCCGCCATGGCTGCTGCAAGGTCGTAGTGTCCGCCAACGGAGTCTCGTGAGAGCTTGTCCCATTGGCCTCGGTAGTTCAAAAGCTGTCTGATGCATCGTGATGAGTAGAGTGTAAGAGATTCGTCTTCGATGAGTTCTTGCAAAAAGCTAATGGCCTGCGCCTTCGTCTTTGCCGTAGAGTACCAGCCGGGAACCCTTGCGTATCCGCTTTTCCCCATTGACTGAGATTTACGGTGGTAGATATTGCGACACCCCATTGCGAGTAGGTGTGAAAGAACTGCTTCCCCCACACCATTAGACTCCACGTAAATGCGGGCATCATTGTATCGCTTCGACCATTTGGCAATCATTCGTGCTGCTTTGAAGGCTTCGCAGTGCCCGAGAAACTCGCCTACTTGCTCGCAGTTTTCAACATCAAGTATCTGTATACCGAACATATCTCGCTTTGCCCAGGAGCCAGCGGGGTCGCAGAAGATGATGTACCGACCCTCTTCTTCTGGCGGCCTGAACTCAACATATTCCTGAGTCTCGATATTGAGTCCGGTGCCTCGATCTATGCGATCCAGCATGGACATCAACCTACGCGAGTTGAAAATAGATTCTCCAGCCAGAACCCAACAATCAAGTTCGTTGACCGGGTACTCTGCTCTGAATCGCTCAAGATTGTTCCGACACTTTTGAAGCCCCTCTGTCTGCATCCAGAAGGCTTGTCTTGCATTTATGTGATGCTTGTCTGAGTACTCACGGACAACTGCGTCTGGCACCCACCCTGGTGGTGGCTCAACTGAATACTCATTCACCATTGTCCATGGGATGAACACCTTGAGCCATTTGCTATGCGGGTTTTCCGCATCCATGCAAACTTCGTGAAGCTGGTCACCATGGTAGCTGGGTGTGGATTCACCAATCACGAACCCGTCTTTACCTGGGACAGCGTTCAGCGCGGATGTCCAGGCATCTGGTCCAGCGGTTTCCGACCACTTTGAAATCTCTGTGGCGAGAAGAACCTGTACAGTATCACCACGAAGAGGCTCCTCGTCTTTGACGGATGCAACCACCATTCGACTATCAAGTGCGGGAAACTCAAGTGTCCGTTTGAGGCCAACGGTCTTCTTTGGCTTGATGCTTTTAGGGAGATTCCGGTGGAAGCGCACGGCCATTTCGGAGAGTGACTTCGCGGTTTCCTTCTTGTGTGCGATGAGCCCAACGCGGCAACCGGTTCGGAACATTGCGTGCTGAGCAGCGATGCATGTAAAGAATGTGCTGCTACCCTCCTGCCGGGGCTTTACGTGTACGAGCCACTTGTTCTGGTCGTAGCAAAGGTTCACTGCGGAGGCGAGTATGCGTTGGTGGTCCCAGAGGTTGAATGGGACCAATGCGCCACTTTTGGCGCGTATCTTGTTCATCTGGCAGTACTTTTCTGGATTCCAGAAGTCGGGACTGTTTGGATAAACAATCTCACTCATTTAATGCCGCCGGGGAACACATTGAATGGTCCCGTATTGGTGACGCCCATCATTGCGTTTTCGTCTTGCTTGAGCGGGTCTGCCTTCTTTTGTGCGTACCGCGCCTTGTCCGAGAGCGTCTGCCTTGAGACGGTGACGACGCTCATAATGGCATCAACATCCTTCTTCTCAAACCGTCCCTTTCGGTAGCTATCCAAGACATCTTCACAGACGAAGAGGATTCCTTCATAGGTTTGCAAGGAGAACCGTTTGTCTGGTGTCGCATTGCTTGTGTCATCGTTATTCATTGTTCACCGCCTGTAACAGTATGTCTGGAGTGAGCCCAATGCCCGGCATGGAGTCACAAAGGGCCTTTGCGAAGTCGTGACTTGTCCTCAAGGTAAGGATAGCTCTTTTAATGGAAGCGTGAACAGCTTGTCTTGAACAGCCTTCTTGATGTCCGATGACTTCCATCTTTAGTCCACTGAGCACTTTTTCAAATCGCCGGGCCTGTGTTTCGGGTAGTTCGGAGTAGATGGCTGTTTTAACGGTTGTCTCCAGTTCTCCACCCGAAGCGATGAAATCGGATACTATTGGGCTGCGTGCATACAACCACTCCATCATTTGATCAACTGAGGATCCATTTTTTGGCGATAGAGACACCTCTGCGAATCTGTTTGCCCCGCCGTGCAAGAGAGCCATTGAGACGGCGTTTCTGATAAACACAGGAAGTCCAATGCCTGCTTCATCGGCGGCACCGATCATCGCATCGTATTGACGCTCAGATACCCGTAACCGTATTCTTTTTCCCTTAGCCAACAACAACCCCAGAGGAAAACATGGCTGTAAACAAGAAAGGTACCCCGAAGAAGGGGACTAACAAGAATCCCACTACCAACGCTTCTACACCCGTAGCTCCTGTGGCTGCTGGAGGAAACGAGGCCCCGAAGCGTGTGGGTCGCCCACCGAAGAAAACCTTGTATGAGATGATTGTTGTTAGCAACGGTGTTCCCATCCCTCTTCGGTTTGAAGATTTGCATGACTTCAACGTCTTTTTCAAGAAGGCCGCATATTCTGGGGCATCCAAGCAGCCTGCAATGGTAACGTGTGAGGGTAAAGAGTATGCCTTTGCTACTGTAGACTACGTGGTGCGCTGAGATGGCTTTGGGTGGAAAAGAGCAGCAGTTGGGGCGAAAGCTATCTGCTGGGGTGTCTGAGATTGGCACGCCGGCCCCAAAGGAGAGTCTTCCACCCAAGAACTTGAAGTCTAAAAGGCTCTGGTCTGACATAGGCCAGGGCCTTTTGGCCGCTGCACCGTTGATAGCGATGGCTGTTCCTGGTTTGGGGACAGCAGCGGTGCTCGGCATTTCCGCCGCATCGCAGATCGGCGGTGGTTTGGCGGGCAAGGCCCGTCAGAAGATGGAAACGAAGGTTACGAATCAGTCAGCGCGGGCTGCTGCGACGGCTGCAAGTGCGCAGACGGGCACAGAGCACACGGAAGCCCGGGAGGGCTCGTAGTTGTGGCGGGCCTTTCAAGGAAGAAGTAGCTACTTCCTCAGAGTTCGGCGGTCCCTTCTTCCAGAGCAATGATCATCTCATTGTACTCACTAAAGTTTGGGTGGTCGAACAGAGCATTGCGGGCGGCCTCATAATCCTTC